AATCTTCGGGTCTTGACCTCTCCAGCCTCACTCCCAAAAGGGACATGAGAAACCAACGTAAGGGGATTACGGATTATGAGCAGAGCAACGTTCGAGATGAATCTGAAGGACGCGGGTATCCGACTGCTTCCGAAGCTCAACGAGTTCATCGAATCACGGAAGACCACGGAATCGTTTCTGGTGACCATCGAGCAAATCGCGCGTTGGGCCGGATTGACCAGGCGTAACGGGCGCATCGACGACAACCAGGCGTTCCATCTGATGCAGTTGGCGCAATGCCCCGTCTCTAAGACCCGCAAGTACGGAATGCGCTGCTGGGATGCGCGCGAGGCCATGCAGGCGTTGGCCCGGTGGACCGGCTCGTGGGCTTGGGTGGTGGACTGATGGCGCGCACGAAACCGAGCCTTGCCGAGGCGTTGAGCCCGTGGAGCGCTCCGCATGACGCGGCCGACCTGTTGGAGGGCTTCCGGCTCTCCATCAACACCTTGGCCGAGGAACAGCACACTGGGCTTCCTGATTCGCCGCGCGTGCTGAACGCCCTGCGTCTGTGCAAGGGCACCGAACTGGCCGCGTTGGGAGGCGACTGGCCGGCAATGGGAGTGCGGCGCGTCGGCGGCGCGTGGCACGCCAGTTCGACCTGTGGGCGCAGGGGCAGATAAGCGTATTCAGGCGCAGGGCCGAGGCGGCTCAGCCGACCGTGCAGATGCAGTCTCGCATGAGTTTGATCTAGGAGGGATGATGGGGTATTTGACGACGGTCGAGGTGGCCGAACTGTTGAACGTGAAGCCGGATACGGTGCGCAAGTGGCGGCAGGAAGTGGGCAAGGGGCCGCGTTGGACGCGCTGGCCGGGCACGAGGCTGGTCCGGTACGAGAGCGCCGAGGTGGAAAGGTGGCGTCATGCCGGGCAGAAGGGATAGGCAACGTGTGCCGCCAGTCGTCTCGGCCGAGGTCATCGAGCGGTGGGGCAACGACTGCTGGCTGGGGATGCCCGGCTGCACGAAGCACAGCGACACCACGGACCACATCGTGCCGCATATCGCGGGCGGGCCCACCGTACCGGCGAACCTTCGCCGCGCGTGCAAGCACTGCAACTCGCTTCGGGGCGACCGGACGCTTAACGGGTATGGCGCGCTTATCCATGCGGTCATCGGCCCTCCGGCTGGCGGTAAGTCAACGTACGTTGACATGCACCGGCAACCGGGGGCCGTGGTGCTGGACTTCGACGCACTGGCCAAGGCCATGATGCCGGGCTCGGACGCCGAGCACGTCACCGTGGAATGGGTGAGGCGTATGGCATCGGGGGCATGGTACGGGGCCTACCGGCACATGGTGCGCGTCACGGAACCGGTGGAGCTGTGGCTGGTGAAGACCCTGCCCTTCACGCCACGAAGCCCTCGGCTGCTGGACGAGTGGATAGCCCTGGACTATGACATCACGGTCTGCGACCCCGGCAAGCAGGAGGTGATGGACAGGCTCAGGGCGCGAGGCATGGACGTTGGTAAACGGTTGCAGGCCGGCGTGCTCCAGTGGTACCGGCAGGGCATCACTCAGACCGGCATCGATGTGAGGCTCAAGGCTCGCAGGTCAAGGCTCGCGGCCCTCGGGCTCGCCAACGGACCCGATGCCGGCCTGATCGGCTCGCAACCGGCGCGGCCGGCATGGTGACCGTCGTTTTTTTGAGAAGCGAAGCGAAGGAACACCCCGCGCCCACCGTTTTTGGTTCCCCACAAAACAATAAAAAAAGCCCGAAAATAGGGACGGCACCCCAAAATCAGGCTATGAAAATGCTTCAAACAGGGAATATACACCATTACTGTGATTGGAGCAATTTCTCATGACAGGTTTCGAGGGCTTGGAGAACGCGGGACTGATCGAAGGACCGCAGGAAAAGGCCACACGGGAGTTCATCAAGGAGTACCGGGACGGCAAGGCCGAGAACCCGATGGCCGACTTCATCTATTCATCGATGCTGAGCATCGCCCGCAACATCGACGTGCAGAACGCGCGCGGCCGCGAGATAAGCCGCAACATGACCAGTCTTCTGGGCTATATCCAACAGCTCGAGGGCATGTACGACACGATGGACGACGACCCCGAAATCACCGAACTGCTGGGCAAGGCGGCGCGATGAACCACGACCAGCCGCCATCCTTGCAACCGCGCCACGCGACCGCGCGTAACCAGGAACGCGCCACCGACGGCGCTCTCGTGGCCAGGTTCAGCGAACTGCTGGGCAAGCCACTCATCCCGTGGCAACGCCAGGTCATCGATGTCATCAGCGAGATCGACCCGTCCACCGGCACCTACTGGTACGACGAACTCGTGCTCACCGTCCAACGACAGGCGGGCAAGACCACCATCACCAAAAGCTACGACGTGCGCAACTCGTTGTGGGGGCCGGACCGCAAGACCTGGTATCTCGCCCAGACCGGCAAGGACGCCAACGACCAGTTTCGCGATTTCGTCAAATCATGGCGCAAATCGAGACTGCGGAAACTCGCCAAACCACCCCGCCTGAGCAACGGCAGCATGGCCTTGGAGTTCAAGAACGGCAGCCAGCTGAGGCCGGGCGGCGCGACCGAGGCGGCCGGCCACGGCGTGCAGGGCGACCTGATCAACGTGGACGAGGTATGGAGCCTGTCAAAACAACAGGCGAAGAACCTCAAGGACGGTTTCATCCCCACGACCACCACGCGCCTGAAGCTCACCGGCGTGAGACCGCAGATATGGTGGACGAGCACGGAGGGCAACGCCAGCAGCGAGTATTTCAACAACCGCCTGGACAGGCTGAGGGCCGGCGATATCCCCGACCGTACCGCGTTCTTTGATTTCGGCATACCGTTCGATGCCGACCCGGAGGATCTCGAAACCATATGGCGATATCACCCGGGGGCCGGTTATTTGTTCGATTTCGACCAATTGGCCGGGTTCCGCCGTCAGTTCGACGACGACGCGGAGGGTTGGGCGAGGGCGTTCGGCAACATCCGCGACGCCGGCAGCACAGACAGGGCCATCGACTCCCTGCTGTGGGCCGACACCATGGACGAGCCGGTCACGCCGGAGCATGGGATGCGCGTGTGCTTCGGCGTGGGCGTGCCCCTGGACGCGACCCACACGGTGATAGCCGCCTGCATCGGCGTTGGCGGGGGACTGCCGCCGCTCGTGCAGATCGTTGACGACCTGCCGGGCACCGGCGAATCGCCCGCGAGACTGCTGGCCCTCCAAAACGACTACAGGGCACCGGTATGCATCGACCCGCGCGGCCCCTCCGCCGCCTTGGCCGATGTGCTCGCCAATGCCCATGACCCGCACACGTTCGAGCGCGTCTACCGGCTGTCGGACATGAGGGCGGCAGATGCGGTGACGGCCCCGCAATCGTTCGTAAGCGCGTTGGAGCAACATAATCTCACGCACGCCTCGGACAGGCTGGCCGACGAGCAGGTGTGCAGGGCCACGAAACGCAAGAGCGGCGACGCATGGCTGTGGAACCGTTCGGCCGGCGACGTGAGCGCGTTGGAGGCCATGACGATGGCCTACTGGGGATACATGCACCTGCCCGAATGGGAGGCCGACGATATCCAGGTCTTCTGACGACATGCCGCTGGATGCCGCCCAATGCCGCTGGATGCCGCATCGTCATGGACAGAACC